CCGGACGGCACCGACACGATGTCGCCGGGCAGAAGCACGCAATGCTCCGGCGCCGCGATCCAGTCATGCACCCGCCGCTTTTCCTGGTACTCGAAGAACTTTTCGGTGACGATGCGCTGCGCCTCGGCGTCCGCCATCAGGATCGGCGTGGAAAACCTGGGCGTGGTGATGGAGTTGAGCACGCCGGTGGTCATCGAGAACGAAGCCGGCCGGGATTTATAGCCGCCTTCCTTCGACTGGTATTCCATTTCGAGCGCGGACGGGGTGCGAATGTCGCCCTCGTCCAGCGAGTTCACCGGCTGCGGCCTCTCGACGATGTCAGCGGATGTCATCGCGGCATCGACCGTGAGCGCGTCGCCCTGTCCGGCCTTCTTGAAATAAAACCCGCTTCCCGTGTCGCACCAGGAAAACCCATAGATGTCGGCGATCGAGCGGACGACGGTCTGGATGGTGGTGTCGGCGGCGATGACAAAGCCGTAGGAGGTCAAGCCGGTGAAGCCGGAAAAAGTGAGGTCGGCGGAACCGAAGCCGGCCAGCGACATCGCGTCGGTGACGATGTCCTGAAGGTCGATCAGGCCGGGAACGGCCGTGGCCGCCTGGTGGACGGCCCAGTAGCCGTTCGAGTCGTCCGGGTAAATGTCTTCCATCCAGATGTTGTGGGTCTGGTCGTAGAGCCCATAGGCCGGGTCGTTGTAGGAATAATCGGCGAAGCGGACCAACGTGAAGGTGTTGAGGTTGAGCGCCCACACCTCGTTGTTGAGGTGGTCGTAGAACAGCACGCTGCCCTGCGCCGGGTAAAGCCGGTTGGAGCAGTACCAGCCGTTATCCATCAACAGATCGAAGGCGACGGCGGTTTCAATCTCGCGGATCAGCACGCCGGCGGTATTGACGACGTGGATGGAATAGTTGGTGCCGTCGCGCACCGGCACCGCCAGGTAGCCGGTCGATGCGGAATAAGCGACGCCGCGCGCGTAGCCGGCCGGCACCGTGTAGACAAGGCGCGGGGTTACCGTGACGCCGTTATAGATCAACTCCACGATGCGATTGTTCTGGAGTTCGGACTTGGAATATTCCCACTCGACGACGAAGAACGAGGTCGTCCCGGATCCCGCCTGCCCTGGACAGGCATAGGACGCATAGTCGTAGGCGGTCGGGATGTCGATCAGCGTCAGCGAACCGGCGGCGGTGTTGAACACGGCCAGGCAGGAATTGGCGTCGTCGGTCGGCGAGACGTGCGTGGTGAGATAGGTGCCCAGCGCCAGCCATGTTCCCGGCAAGGCATTCGACGCATTGATGGCGCAGGTGAAAGTGACGGCCTCGTCTGGCTTGGAACCGGATGGCACCTCGACGACAAGCGCGTGCCCGCTGGTCATGTCGACCACGCCGATTTCGTAAGGCGCGTCGATCTCCTGGCTGACGGCGAGCATGTACTGCGTGCCGGGCAGGATGAGGAAATTGATCGGGTCGGGGATCGACACGGACGGCCAGGCGAACCGGCTGATCTCGGTGAGCGATTCGATCGACAGCACGTGCATCATGTCCATGCCGTGCGAGGAATGGACCGCGTAGACGAACTGGTAGATCAGCCCCTGCGCCAGGTCGTAGGTGCCGTACTGCGGCCACCAGACCGAATTGTTGTAATCGCCGGTGATGGTCTCCACCGAATCCGGCGTGGTGTCGGGCGCATTGGAAATGACGGCGGACACGCTCGGCGGGCTGTCGGCCGGGAAGCCGTCAAGGAACAGCATGACGAAGTTTTTATAGGCGCCGGCATTGTCGCCGATGATTTCGGTGAGGATTTCGTCCTGGCTGTCGTGCTGGCCGCCGTAGAACCGGAAGGTTGTCTGCGCCCCGACATTGTTCTCGGCGTCAAAGACGACCGTGCCGTCGACCTCCAGCCGGATCAGGTCGTAGCCGCGTTCGAAGTAATCGTAGGCAAGCACGTAGCCGGCGATGGTGACGGTCTGGGTGGAAACCGTCTCAGTGACGTTGCGGGTGTAGACCGGCAGCAGCGGCCCCTCGATGTAGGATCCGCCGGTGCCAAAGGTGTTGCCGCCGCGCGTGATGTTCTGTGCCCAGATGCCGCCCTGGTACTCGGTGATGTCCTGCCAGGAATAGCTCTCGGTGGTGGTGACGGTCTCGATCTGTTCGACCCCGCCGATGAAATAGTTGCCGTCGACGCGGCCGGTTCCGATGACCGCCGGCAATGGCTTGCCCAGCGCCTGGCCGGCGGCGGAAAGGTCGGTCCTGGAAACCAGCGTCGCCGGCCGCACGGTGACTTCCTCGCCGCCGAACCGGGCGACATCGAAGTCCGGGTCGAAGCCGAGCCAGGTCTGCGCCATCAGTTCGCCACGAAATCAAAGCCGGGGAAGCGGTCGATGTTGTCGTAGAAAATACAGTCCTCGCGGTTCTGCCGGCAGCCGGACAGGATGTCGAAGCCATCGCCCACGGAAATGTCGAACGGCAGGTCGGTGACCAGTTCGGTGAGGCCGGTCCCAGATGTCCACTGCCGCACCCACTCGGAGGTTCCGGCATTGTCGCCCGAGGTGAAGGTGACCTTTCCGAGCGAGAAGTTGAGCGCGCCGGGGCTGGTGATGGTGGCGGTGAATTTCCGGCGGCTGGTGACCGAGGTGACCGTGCCGGCGCGGGTGTATGTCGCCTCGGTGACGCCGCACTTTTGGCCGCAGAAACGGAACGAGCACTTTGGCTGCACCGACAACAGCACCACGTCCTTCAGCGCGTCGGCGAGCGTGGCGATCTCCATGCGGCCGGAAAGCCGGTCGGTGAAGGAGACCTGGCCGACGAAGCCCTGTATCAGGATCTCGCGCGCGACCGGCGTGGCGGTGTGCGCCAGCCACACCACGATGGTGGCGCCGCGCCAGGCGCCGCGCCGCACGTCCTCGGCGAAGATCTCGCCCTCGTCGGAAAACGGCAGCGTGAAATCAAGCGTCGCCGCCTCGCCGCCGTTCTTGAAGGTGACGCGGCTCAAGGTGAAGCCGGGCGTTTTCAGGAAGGTATCGCCGCCAACCGTCCGGTCGACATCGTGGCTGGTGAGCCGCACGGTCTGCCCGGTGCGGTTTTCCAGCTCGGCGAGAAAACAGCGAGTGATTTCGGCACTGGCCAGTTCGTCGACCAGCGTGGAATTCCATGCCCTCATGGGACGACCTCGATCGCCGTGAGGTCTTCCACCGAAATGATGTCCATCTGCGACTGGTAATTGACGATGGCGTTGTAGCGGTCGCCCTCGAACCGAACCGGCACGTAAAATTCGAAGGTTGCCGTGACGATGGCGCCGACGCCAGGCGCCGAGACGAAGGTGATGAGCCCGCTCGAGCTCACCGTGTAATGGGTGGTGATCGTCTGCGGCGCGCCGTTCAGGAACACCGACAGCGTGCCGGCCTTGATATGCCGGATCGTTCGCACGTAGGGATTGGACCCGGCACTGTAGGTCTTGATCACCTGGAAGGCCGTCGCGGAGGCGTCGCCCACGCCGATCGGCTCGGAAGCGGCGGAATAGTCGGCATGGTCCTTCAAAAGCCACGCCTTGAAGTCGCCGCGCCGGTCCAGGAAGAAATCCCTCAGCGATGCCTCGATGGCGCGCGAGGTGTTGGTGTAGTTCCAGGTGTAGATGTGGATGGCGACATCGCGGTTTTGCAGCCGCCGCTCCTGGCCGTTGACCATCACCAGCTTGTCGGTGGAAAAGGTCGGCCCGCCCTTGAAGCCGAGGCTCACCCGCTCGTCAAGGACGACGTTATCGACCATAGAACGACCTCAGCGCAGCGTTCGCTCCCGCCGAGGCCGCCTGCTTGATCTCGGCGGCCGATTGCGCGGATAGCCGCGTGCCTTCCAATACCGGCTTGACCACGACGGAGACGTTGACGGTGCCGGCCTCGCCGGCCGATGGCGCGATCGGCTGGTCGGTGGCCGCGGTGGCCAGGTTTCCCGGCAGGAGGTTCGCCATCGACATGCCGGGCAGCATTTCCGGCGGACTCATGTTGCGGAAGGTGAGCCGCCGGCCTTCCCAGCTATCCTGGCTAAAACCCTGGAAGCGGAAGGAGGACGCCAGCGCCACCACGCCGGCGCCAAGCGTGTCGACGGCCTGTTGCAGGTTCTGGAAATTGTAGGAGACGGTGCCGCCGAGCCGGTCGAAATAGCCGGCGGTGTTGGAGTCCAGCCGGTCAATGCGGTGGTACACGTCGCGGGTGGCGCCGGTTTCCTCGTCGATGGCGTCCACGATCTCGTCTTCTTCGCCGTAGCGTGTGACGGTGGGCAGCGTGCGGGGGGTAAGGCCGGCGGCCTCCATCGAGGCGATTTCGGACGCGCGGAAGGCCTGCGCGAGGTCGGCCCGCACCGCCTTGGCGGCCGATGAGGTCACCCGGTAGAACTGCACCAACTCGGCCTCGAGGACGCCGATATTGTCGAGCGCCGCGCCGATGTCGAAGTTCACTTCAACACCCTCCTCGGCGAGAGCGAACAGCTCATTCAGCTTCCCGTACGCCGCCAGCAAGTCGGTCTGGATATCGGCGAACGAGCGCGCCGCCACCTCGGTGGCGCCAGCCGCCTTGGCGATGGTGTCCTTGAGCTTGCGTTCCTCTTCCGTCAGCTCGGGAAACAGGTTGAGCAGCGTCTTCCACGACGGGTTGTTGGCGAAGGCGGTAATCTTGTTCGAGGCCTCGGCCACCTGCCCGGTGAGGTGCGCCACGCCGGTCGCGGTGCGCAGCAGGATCGGTCCCATGTTGACCAGTGCCGTGTTCCACTGGGTATTAATGATCTGGGTTTGGCGCGTAAGCTCGTCGTCGAGTTCGCCGGCCTTCTTGATGGCGCTTTCGGAAATGACGATGCCGAGCCGCCGTGCCGTGGCCACCATCTTGTCGAGCGATTCGCGGCCGCCATCGAGCACGCGCACCATGTCGGCGCCGCCGCGGCCGAACACGGTGGTGGCCAATGCCGCCTTTTCGGTGGCGTCGGTCATCCGGCTCATCGCATCGGCGACCAGCTTGAGCCGCTCCTCCTGGTCCTGCGCGGTGAGCACGGCTCGCAACAGTTCGGGGTTCAGCTTCGAAAGCCCGGCATAGAGCGCGCCAGCGCCTTGCTGGGCGAGCCCCATGTTCTTGGCGAAGATGGCCAACGAGGTGTTGAGCGTCTCGGTCTCCACGTCGGCCTCGGCGGCGCCGAACGCGATGGCCTGAAAGAACTCGGTGCCGAGCCCGGATGCCTTGGCGCGGTTGCCGATGTCCTCCAGTTCGCCCATTGCCGTGGCGATCTGCTTTATGGTGTTGGTGAGCGCGCCGACGCCGATGCCGGCGACGATCCCACCGGCGAAGCCGCGCATGGCGTTACCGATGCCGACCATCGCCTTGGACATCCGCGCGGATTGCCGCTCGACCGTTGTTGCGGCCTTCTTGAACCCATCGGTGAACTGATGGGTGTTGGTGCTGAGTTCGATTGCGATACTACCGACGGTCGCGACCATTACCGCATGACCTTCGAAATCAGCCGCATCATTTTGTATTGTTCATCGATGGTCTGCCGCTTTCGAACCGGTGCGGCGCGGCGGAAGATCGCTTCCTCGGTTTTGGGAAAATGCTTGTGTGGCACCCGCTGGAAATACGCAGTGCGCCAGGCCAGCCGGCTGTTGTTTTCGTCCATGGCTTGCACGGCCTGCTGAATGGAATGCCATGTCATTGTCCAAAAGACCGGCTCGGAAATCCCGGCACGGAAGGCAAGGTGCCGAAAATAATCGGTCAGGCTTCCGTGCCCTTCGAAGGGTTTTTGCGTCTGGCCATCTCCTGCTCGTTCCTGGCTATCAGTGCTTCGGCGGTGATGCCCTCACGGAACAGGGTAAAGCTATCCAGGCACTTCTTGGCGATCGGCGCGATTGGCCCGTTTTCCAATGCGCCATTAGCCGGAACAATCTCCCCATCCTTGCGCAGCGCCACGTCAAGGAAAGCTTGCAGGTATGTGCTGTTCATTATCGACAGACCGAAATTCACCTTGCCAGCGAATTCAAATTCCCCGAACCGGCTTTCGAGAATGGCCTGACCGCGCATGTCGAGCCGGATGGTATAGCCCTCGCCGAACTCCGGCGCGTCGACCTCGGCGATGTATTTGTTGGCGGTCATGCGGCCGGACCCCAGGTCGGCGAGGACGACATGGAAATGGTGCCGCTGCCGGTCACCATGCCCTCGGCCACCGAAACCGAATGCGCGGTGACGACGCCCGAAAACGAACAAATGCCTTCGGCGGTCGGCGCTCCAACGCCGCCATTGTCGGCTCCCGTAAAGTCGAGCTGGTAGTTTCGCGGCTCGCCGGAATCGTAGGCCGCCAACATGCCGTCGGTATCGTCATGCGTGGGGTTATCGGGATCGAAATGATATTCCCAATCGACGCTTGCCGACTTGAAACCCTGCTTGTATTCGCGGTAGCCGCTGGTCGACAGCAGGTGAGTCGCGTCAACCTGGTCGGCCTCGGTGTTGAGGTTGACGCTGGTGACGTTGGCGACCGAGTTGAAGACTTCCGTGGGCGTAGCACCGTCGCCCATTTTGAGCGTGGCGCCAATTCCGGTAAAACCAGTCGTAGCAGGCATTTTCCTTACTCCTCAGGTTATGCGCTGCTGCGCCAGCGCAAGGTAAAACTCATCACGCGGCGGTGCGTGGTGAGGTCGTCGGCGTAGTCGGTGAAGTCGACGCCATCCTTAGCGAAGGAAGCATGCACCGGCTGCGGATCGGTCGAGACGTAGAGAAGGTCGCGCAAATGGTCGCGCACCGCCTCGCCGAGGTCGATCGCCGCGCTGGCCTTGGCTGCGATGCAATGCACCTGCACCGTGGTCTCGGGATAGACCGAAGCGCCTTGCAAAAGCACTTCCTCGTCCTCGGCCGACATGGCGACGGCGATCGCCGGCAACGTGGTGGTGGGCGGCAGCGGGAACGGATAGACGCGATTGCTGACGATTGCCGTCACTGGCGACGGCACCATGAGCGCGCGAATGGCGAGGGAAACGCCACTCACTCGACCATCCTCGCCTCGACCATCAGGCCTTGCCGGCGTCCCAGCTCACGCGGGCGCCCGATGATCTCGTAGGTGTCGCCATCGTAAACGATGCGGTGCTCGGCCTCGATGTCATCCCGCCAGCGGACAGTGAAGAAAAGCGCCATTTGCGCGTATTCCCTGCCTTGCGCCTCGGCCTCGAAGGAACGGTGGAATTCCATGCGCGCCCATACGGTGGCGTAGGTCGCCCAGACCAACACCTCCTCGTTGTAGTCGGGGTCATTGGTAACGGTGGCGGCTTGCAATTCGATGCGGCGGTCCAGTTCGCCGGCCGGGAAGGCGACGACGCTCATTTGATTTTCTTGCGCCCCAGCTTGGCCGCGCGCTTTTCCATTTCCGGGCCGATACGCTCGCCGAACCGCTTCACCACTTCCTCGCGGGTGGTCATGTAGGCCGGTGTCAAAAACGGGTGCGGCCGGGCGCCGGGATGATAGCGGCCCTTGATCATGTGGCCCGAAGTGCCGAACTCGACCAGATGCGCATATTTCACCGGCCGCCGCTTGCCGAATTGCGTGTCGCGCTCGAAGCCGGCGTCCGGGCCGACCTGGTACACTGGATTGATCTTGGAAGATTTCGCCTTGCGCTTGATAGTGAGCGATTTCGCCAGCGCGCCGGAAGAATCCTTGAGCGACAGTTTTGCGACATTCACCCGCGCCGCGCGCAAGGTCGGGCGCAAGGAAAACCGCGATGCGTAATTGACCGGCACTGTCACCTGCTTCGCCAGCTCGCGCAGGTTGGAGGCCGTCACCCGCACGCCGCCGATCTTGATGTCAATCATGCCCGCCATCAGGATAGCCCTTCCTTGCCACGGGGAAGGCCCGTGGGCGCGTTTCTCATGCTGGGTGGCATCCTTAATCGCTCGGCGAGGAAGAAGCGTCCGTTAACGTCCCGGTCAGCGTGAATGCCCCGCCCGAACCTTGATTTGTGGCGAAGGAGGCGGCATCGCCGGAAAACAGGATGCAGGGAGTACCCAGCGCCGCCGTCGCCACGGCAGGATCGACGGGTTTGCCGTCCGCATCGATGAACAGCCGGCGGTTTTCTTCAACGCTGATGTCGACATACTGGCCCGGCGCGAACCAGAAGTCGGCGAAATCGCCGATCATGTGGGTACCCCACGAATCCGTCAGGATGAACAGCGGCAATCCATTGAAGGTCATGGTGAACGCCGGGCTGAGATCGCCTTTGGTGAACGAAGCCGGAGCGTCGTTGATGTAGATCTGAAGGACCTTTCCGGGCAGGTTGGTTCGCGCCGCGACCAGGATATGGAACCAGGTGTCGACCGGCAAGAACAGGTTGGTGGCATTCAATGTTTCGCCGACCGTACTGTACAGTCGCAGCCGGGTTTTCAGCGGGGTGTCAATAATTTCGTCATCCGTGAACCATCCGGCTTCGGGATCGAGAAAAAAGAACTTGGTATATTGGTCGTCCGGTATCTTGCACCAGCGGGAATAGAGGATTTGATCGATGCTGGCGGCGGCGGTCAGACTTGCCGTGCTGAGATAGGCCGAACCGTCGAAATGCACGGCCTGCGCCTGGTAGCCGCCGCCGTTGCCGCCGTCATCGACAGCGTCAAGTACTGAAATGACAACAGTATTGTTGCGGCCTCTCGTCACCATTTTTGCCATCTAAGCCACCACCGTCAAAGTCATTGGATTGGAAACCAGCCCATCCGGGTTTTTCACCGTCACGGCGAATGTCGCGCCGATCGTCTGGAACATGCTTTTCGGCGCACTGACCGTGACCTGGCCGGCATTGACAAACGTGGTGGTGACCGGTGTGACGCCGATGGATACCACCGCGCCACTGACGAGGAATGAGCCGTTTATAGAAGCCGCCCAGACCTTGTCGAAGCGCGCCGTGTTTGGCGTCAGCGCGGCGATGACCGGCGCGGGCGCGGGCGGCGGCGGTTCCGGCTTCGGCGGCGAGCCGGGCGCCGTGATGTTGAGCAGCATCTGGTTGGATTCGATTTCGCCGGGATGCACGACCTTGACCGACACCGCGCCGGTCGGCAGCGTTTCGACCATGCCGCGCAGCTCGGTCAGCGACACGAGATAGGTCGGGATCTCGACGCCGTTGAAGATGATGCGGCCGAGCCCGCAGAAATTGGTCCCGAGCACGCGAAGCACGAACGGCGCCGCGCCGTCGACCGGATAGCTGTCCGGTATCAGCCGGTCGATCGTCATCGGATCCCAGGGCTCGAAACAAAATGTTTTGTAGTATTCGTCAATCTGCTTTTCGGTCGTGACGGCACCGTTGACGATCATGTCGTACAGTTTGCGCTCGGCCTCGTAACAGAGCCGGATGTGCGCGCCCATGTCGGCGTCGATGATGGCGAGATTCGGCTGGTCGATCATCTGCCAGCCATTGAATGCCTTAAAGTTGAACGGTGTCGGGATCTCGCTGCGGTCGACGCGCCCCCGTAATGTCGCGATCTTCCGTTGCGCTTCGGAGTCGGTCCTGATGTGAATGCCGTTAGAGGCGACGATTCCTCCCTGCTCGGTGTCCCAGCGCACGCTCGCCGAATAGGCGATCAGGTCACGGATGGCGTCCTGCGCGGCGTTCGGGTTTTCGTCTATAATCAGCGCCATTCCCGATCCCTTCTCACGCCAGCGTCGGCGTCCGATAAGGCATCAGCAATGCCAACACGGCCGGCGGCAGATAGGCGCCCGCCGTCTGCGTGGCATCGCCGGCGATGCGGTCGTCGTAGAGTTCCGAAAGGATGAGTTCGATCGCCGCCGCGATGTCGTCCGGCACCGTCTCGTCGGTCCAGTCGACGATGGAGTCATCCTCGGGGTCCGGCGTGCCGATGCTGCGCTTGATGTAGGTGAGCGCGATCGCCGAAGCCTGGCCGATCTTACGGGTGATGTCCTCGTCGGAATCGTTATTGTCAACGCGCAGGTGCCGCTTGGCGTTGTCGAGCGAGACGAGCGCTACCATTTCGAACCGTCCGGCGCCATCTGCGTCAGATCCCGGCCGGCCCGTCCTTGGACGCCGGGTTCACCCTTGTCGCCCTTGTCGCCGTTCTTGCCGTCTCGGCCACGGCGAACAGCGCGCGTCCAGGCTTCGACACCTTCATCCGGTTTTTCGGCGGTGGTAACGTTGCAATGCCAGAGCGAGCCGCCGTAGGTGACCGTGTCGCCCCGCTCATAATCGCCTGCCCTCCAGGCGCCGCGATAAATCAGCACCGGCACCCGGAAGTGGAACGCCTTGCAGCGATCACCCTGCATGAATCGCAAGGCAAAGGTCCGCTCGCCGTCATAGCTCATATCGAGATCGTCAAAACCAAAACCGTCCACGCCGTTGATGCCGTCTTGCCCGTTGATGCCATCTTCGCCCGGATCTCCCTTTTCCCCCTTTGGCGGCTCGCGTCCCTCCAGAACGCCGAGCCGCACTTCCAGCGGCATCAGCACCCGCGACACGTAGGCCTTGACCGTCTCGACGATCTCGGCCCCGAAGGCCCGACCGTTAAGCATCGGCGAACCCTTTCCGTATTTCTTCCAGCGCCGCCGCCTGCTGCGCCGCCATCATCGCCTTGGAATCGGCTGGCTGTTGGTCGGCGGCCGGTGCGGCCGGCGCGGGCTTCGGCTTGGCAAACGGATCGTCGCGGTCCCGCTCATCGAGCGCGGCGAGTGAGAAATTCTGCTGTTGCAGGTATGGCGAGGCGCCGCCCTTCACCGGGCCCAGATTGAGCCGCCGCCGGGCCTCATTGGGCGCCATGATGCCGGCGCCGACCGCATCCGCCAGCGCCTTGACCTGGGTGGCGGTATCCATGCGCAAGAGATCGTCCAGATCAAACTCAGTGCCGTAGGGCGGTGGCAGTTCCAACCCTTCGTCCAAACATACCTCGATCGATTCGATGAAGATCTGCAGGCAGTTGGAATAATACTGCTGCTCCAGCGCCTCGACGTTTCCCGCAGTTTGATATGCGCTGCCCATGACCTTGTGCAGCGGCACGCCGAACACTGCGCAAATCGCCTCGGCGGCGAACTTGTGCTGTTCCACCACCTGCGCATCAACCGCCTTGAAGGCGATCGGCTCGTACTTCATGCCATCCGCCAGGACGGCCGTCCTGCCCGCATTGGCACCGGAATAGCCAGTGTCGAATTTGCTTTTCAGGCTTTGCGCCGATTCCTCGGAAATGGGTCCGGGTGCAAGCAGGATGCCACCCGGCTTGGCTCCGTTGGCGAACAGATTCGTCTCGTTCTTCTGAATTGCCAGCCCCTGCAACGCCGGCATGCCGGCCGCATACATTTTTGAAAGCCCGATCAGCGGATGGTAAAACGTGTCCTCGCGGTCATGGATCATCTCGCGCGCCGGCATGGTCACCGTCTCGCCGTTGAATCCGGCCAGGTCAAGATTGCCGCGCAGCTCGTAAAAAACCGCGCCATCCGGCGCCACCAGCACTGTCACCCGCGTCGGGTCGAGCACATGAAGCCGTACCACAACGCCGCGCTGATCGCGCTGCTTGAGGATATAAGCATTGCCGTGGATGAGTTTGGATTGCACCCAGGAGGTAAAAAACTGGATGCGGTTCTGGTAATCGTTCGGCTTGCGGATGACCGGCGAAAACGCCGGCGAGGCAGTTTCGGTCCAGATGCCGTTGTCGTCCTGGCTGACCAGTTTCAGCCGCATCTTGGCGACATCGGAGGAAATTACGTCGATGCAGCGGAACACCGGCCAGAACGACAGCCAGTCCTCGATGCGGATTTCCTCGTTTTTCTGCCAGGCACCAGTATAAGGCTCATGGATGATTGGCCACCAGCCTCGGAAACCGTCGACCGGCTGCGGCGGGTTGCGCGCCGCCTTGGTGATTTGCAGCCCGAACAGGCGCATCAGTCGTTGTCTTCAGCCTTAAGGCGCCGGGTCTTGTAAGTTTTCTTGTCGTCCTTCGGCGTGGCCTCGGCCTTTTCAGCCGGCTTTGCCTTCCCCGGTTTCTTTTCCCCTGCTTCCGTCGCGTGGCCCACCCGCAGGAATTGCCGCGCAAACTTGTCGGGCAAGTCGATTTCCTCGCCTTCCATCACCCTGCGATTGCCCAGCCGCATCGTCCGCGTCATGACGATCTTCATGGAAGTTTTCCTTTTTCGGAAAAGGACGCGGCCGCCCCGATGCAGCCGCGCCAAGTCAAACGCCCAGGGAGGAAGGCGTTATGCGGTATAGGCGGCGTTCTCGATCCAGGCGACCACGCCGGACCGGCGCGGCAGCCAGTTGACGAAGCGCTCGGCCCGGATGCCGACCAGGTTGTGCTGCCACAATGACACCAGCACCGTCGTTGCCGTGGCCGGATTGTCCGGCGCGTCGTTCATCTGCACCGACGCCTCGCGCGAGGAATCCAGCGTCACGCCATCGTCGGCAAACAGGATCTCGCTGGTTTCAATCAGGAAAATGCGAGACCCCGAGGCGCCCGGCACAATGTTGGTGGAGGTCACCACCGGGAAACCGAACAGCGTCCCGCCATCGGCGCCCAGACCCGGGAAGTCCGGCACGCCCATTACGTTGCGCGATGTGCCGAGCGTCGCCGCCATCGCTGGCGTCATCACCCACGCCATCGATGACATTTTGTGATTGGCGGTCGAGAATGTATTCACCAACGCAGTCAGGTCGGTGAAGGCATCGTCCAACGTCGTGCCGGATGGCGTGGCGCCGGTGACGCCATTGGTGATGGACGCTGGCGAAGTACCCGCAACCGCCGCCTTGGCCGGATCGAGGAACTGCGAGTCGATAAACTGCGCAATCGCATTAATCAGGTCCGATCGGATCAGCGCTTCCGCTGATGGATTGGAAAACCGCGCCAGTTCCTCGGTGATGACCACGATCACCGCGACCTTGTAGAAGCCAAGCGAGATCGTATCAAAGCTCAGGCTCGACAGCGGCTTGGGCGCTCCTTCTCCTACCCAGCCGGCGCTGGCTCCGGTTAGCTGCCGCTGTACCTTGATGTTGAACGGGATCCGGTGAAGTCCAGGCAGGCGTCCAACGATGGTTGCCGGCCGCAGCATGTCGATGAATTCCTGCACCATCAATTGATAGGCGACCAGCGGTTGCGCCCAATCGGCGTCCGTGGTGGTGCCGGCAGCGACGGCGGCCTTCAGGATCGTTTCGACTTCCGGCGTGTCGTTCCAGCCCTTGGCGATCTGCGCGGACGTATGCAGATCGCCCTTACCGCGCATCAGCGCCATTGCATAGCGCGAGAATGCCGTGCCCTTGGGCAGATTGTTGCCTTTCACCTCGATCCGAGGCACCAGCCGCTTGGCCGGCTCGGGCAGTTTGTCATCAACCGGCTTGGCTGCTGCCTTGTTCAGCCTCTCGATTTCCATAAGCCGCACAAGGTGCTCGTCGATCTCAACCAATTCGCCTTTCAGCGTCTCGTATTCTTCCTTCTGGTTCTCATTGAGGGTTGCCCCATCGGCTTCCGCCATGACGGCCAGCAGCCTGGCGGTTTTGGCGGCTCGGGATGCCTCGAATGCGGAAACCTGTTCCGCGATTGGCAAAGACGCGTTCATCGGTCTTGTCCTTTTGGGTTTGATGGTTGCTCCTTTGCCCGATGTGCCAGGCCGGTTGCTGAGGGTGGGCTGGTCGCCAGTCAAGGCAAGCCCACTGTCGGCGAATTGCTTGATAGTATGAATTGATGCTTCGGCATTGGCCGGGATTGTCACGGCCGAAAGCTCCAGCCATTCCCATGACTTGTGATGCACCGGTCCCCACGGATCCTTTGGGTTGATCGGTTCCGATTCCAGCGAGCGGAAGCCGATCGACAGACCGCGCACCAGCTTGGCCTTGATGTATTTCCAGGCCCGGTCGATTGTCTCATCCACGCCCTTGCGCACTTCCGCGACGATCTCGATGCCGTCCTTCGATACCGTCGCCTCGGTGATTTCGCCGAGCGGCTGGCTGCTGTCGTGCTGCCACAGGAATGGCACGGGAAGTTGAAACTTCACGCCTTCCGAATGCACAACGTCGCCCATGCGGTCAGGCGTCGGCGTCGTCGCCATGCCGCGCAAGATGCGTTGATCCTCGTCGACCGATTTGATTTCAAGCAGGGAATAGGCTCTGTTCATCATCATAGATCCACGAAAAAGACATCGTATTGCGGTTGCGGCTTCACCTCGAACGTGCCGGCGACGGCCCGCGCCATCGCCAGCGCCACCAGGCCATCAATGCGGCCGGTGGCCTTGGCCTTGTCGAGTTTTCGATTTCCCGCGGGATCCATCGTGACCACGGCATTGGCCGCGCACATCGACAGCACCGGATGATTGCCATGGACGATAAGCCCGTCCAGAATGTCGACCTCCAGGTCGCGCAGCGCCGGACTCATCGACTGGTAGCCTTGGCCAAACTGCTCGAAAATCGCGGCGTCGCCCTCAAGTTGCGCCTCGGCGAAGCCTGCCTTCAGAAGCCAAGGCTTCAAATGCCGCCAGTTCCAGCGGTCAAACGCGATCTTGCGCACGTCCATGACCTGGCAGTCGGCCCAGAGCGTCGCCGCCACGAACTCGTAATCCACCGTCTTGCCGGGAGTCGTGCGGATGTGGCCCTGCTGGTGCCACAAGTCATACGGCACCCGATCCATCCGAGACTTTTGCGCCAGCCCTTCGCCGGGCAGCCAGAACGTCGGCCTCACGTGCCAGCCGCCATTCACCGGCGAGATATAAACCTTGGCGGTGAGATCGCTCACGCTGGAAAGGTCGAGGCCGCCGAACACTGGCCCGGCGAACTTTTCCGCCACCGGCCCGCCGCATGACTGCCACACCTGCTTGGAGATGAACGGCGACGAGGCTTCGACACGCCGGTTGAGGATCAGGTTCTCATACTCGGCCTGGCGGCTCGGCATGTGCCGCGCGTTTTCGCACATGTCCATGACCTCGGCCCGGTTCATGAAGATGTCGAAGGCCGGATTGGCCGCCCGGATCGCCTCCACCGAAAAGGCGTCAAGGTCGTCGCCCGCCGTCTGCATCCGCAGCACCGTGCGCGGATCGCGCGCCGTCATCGCGTCGTCGATCAGCACCGAAAGCAGATCCGACTCCTTCGGCGCCTGCGTGGAGATGATCACCGTCAAGGGATCGTCCTGCGCCGCCGTCGCCGTCTCCAGCGCCTCGTACAACTCGGAGCGCGGCCCCCTCACCTGGCCGAGTTCGTCATGCGCGACGAACCGCGGCGATAAGCCGAACGCCGTCGATGCATCGGCCGACAGCGCCCGGTAGAGCGTGCCCAGTTCGGCGCAAAACAGCTGCTTGGTCGAGTCGCGCACGGTGATGACCGAATTCAGTTCTGGCGACATGCGGACCATCTTGGCCGCCAGGCTGAACAGCACCGAAGCCTGATCGCGCGATTGGGCCGCCGAGAACAATTGCGAATTCGCCTTGGCTTCCGGCCCGCACAAAAACAGCAGCATCAGCATCGCCGTCTCGACGGTCTTGGCATTCTTGCGGCCCCGCGTGATAATCGCCCTTCTGGTGCCGGCCGGGTTGTCGAAAATGGCGCGAAAATCGTCCCGCATGAACTCGGCCATCTTGAGCGGACGGCCGACATACTGCCCCTCTGGAATGCGGATCAGCCGCTCGCACCAGGCGATGGCGCGCTCAGCCCTGCCAGGGCTTGCGCGGCTGGATCTGTTTCGCGTTGCCACGGTGATTGGTCGTCGATTGTTGCGCTATTCGAAGTTTTGTCGCCAATATCGCGATGGCCAGACTTTCCCGCCGTTGCATTTGCAACAGCCGATCATAGTCGCCGATTTCTAGCGCCGGATCGCTCGTCGCCTTCTCGATCAGTTCGCCTACCTTGCGAGCCTGGACGGCATGGCGACAGTATTGGATCAGCAGCGGATGGGTTTCGGTCGGAAACCAGTCGGCCGGCATTCGATTAACGATGCCGAACCAAATTTCTGCTGCCTCGTCAGTAAGATCGTGTGGACAGACAGGACGTTCTACGCTATCAATAATCGACGTGGTTATTTCAAGCGATGCCGCTGATTTCCTGCCACGTTTTCCCCTTACGGCAACCATTGTTACGGATTAGCTCGAAATGCCTCCCGGCGGCGGTCTAGGCCGGTTTCGATTTCAGGTTGCAAATACCCCCCCCCGTCGCTCGCGCGACCGCGCAGGTTGCATCATGGGTCAATTCACCGGCCATCCGTCCATTCCGATGATGCGTCCGCCCTTCTCGATCCGCTGCTTGTCGCTGTCGTGGTGGCGAAAGCACAGGCTTTGCAGGTTGCGTTCGTTCCAGAACTTCATTGCATCGCCTCGATGCGGGTCGACGTGGTCGCATACCATCGCCGCTACGGTGTAGCCCTCGGCCCTGCACATGCGACACAGGGGCTCATGCCTCAAATGCCGTGCCCGCATCTGCTGCCAGCGATAGGTCTTGTGCCAGGGATGAGCCATCGGAAATGAAAAAGCCCGGCGCTTGGCCAGGCTTTGGAACGTGGGACCCCACGATATGGAGAACTATCTACATTTGGGGTCCGTGCTTCGTCAAGACCATAGGCCTTGATCTTCGCAAATAACCCCACGAAACAGCCATATCGTCCAGGGAAGCCCGCAATAAATCAGCTGCGCTCTTGGTGGCCCTGCCCTTGGGAATCATCATTTCAGAGAACGAATAACCATATCCGCATACCGCTTCCAAAAGCTTGTAGGAACGCCAGCCCAGGAGATCACGGCAGATCCTGAGATCCCTTGCGGCGACGACCACCTTATCCGAAAGCGAAGAACCGGCGCGGTTGTCGACACGCTCGCCTCCTGAGGAAACCATGCCGTTGACGATCTCGAAGGCCGCCCGGAATCGGTTGGCGGCACGCATCTGGTGGTCGTTGATCACGTGCCGTGACCGAAGGTAGACGATCGCGCTTTCCTTGACGTTCACATGAACGCCGATGCGCTTCGGGTTGGCGGAACTCTCGAAATGATCAGCGGCGAACCACGGGTTATCCGCCTCGATCGTCGCCAGTTGCGCCTTACGGTTCATCTCACCACCCAATCGATGATGATCCAGCCCGTCACCACGACTACGACTAGGATGATGCCGAGCAGCCACCGTTGTTCCCTAGGCTGGAGCGGCATCGCCCATCCTCGCATGCAAGATCACCTCGCCATTGACCGCCACGCTGACCGCCACGCCGGGATCCGATTGAATGTTGACATGCACCGTGCCGAAGCCGGGCTTTGGCCGCAGCGCCGGCGTCACCCTCGCCGCCTCCAGCGCATCCATGAAGGCGAAATGATAATCCGCCACCTTCGGCCCAATGGTTGAGACATCGCCGTTGATGATGTCCCTTGCGCCAACCGCGTCGTTGTCCGTCTCGTTGAAGAAATCCGACAGCTTCGATCCCCGGAACCAGCCCTGGTACATGCCGATGAACATGACCTTCGCGGCGATGACCAGGTTCAGCGCCTGCCCGGCGTGCCAGACAAGATCATCGTCGCCGGCCAGCCCAAGCTCATCCGTCGCGCGCTGATAGTTGTCCCGCCAGGTGAGCTGCACGAAGCCGCGGCCGTAATAGGTCTGCCCGGTTTCGGCATCCGGCACGCCGTAGGGATGACCGGCGCCCTCGCCGTATTCCTCGATGGGCTGCATGGTCTGGGCGGTCTCGTGGAACGTGGTGGCCAGCATATAGCCCAGCCATCGCAGGTCTGGATCGCGCTTTTGCACCAGCGGGTTTTCCCATGCGTCGAGAATGGCGTTCTGGCCGTCCACCTGCTGCTGGGTCATCGAGCCGGAAAACAGCGAGGCCCGCACGGCGTCGAAATAAACCTTTCGGTCAAAGCGCGTGGTCAATGGCGTGCCTCCACGGCGCAGACTTGGCTGGTCATAGCAATTCGTCGTCGTCCGGCTTGCCTTCGTCCTCGTCGTCCATCGGCTCGGCGTCCAGTTGCTCTATCGCCTCCTCCAGCACCTGGCGCAAACTTTGCGGCTCGGCGCCCTTTTCCAGAAACCGGGTGATGAGGTTGGTCAGTTCGGCTGAAAATTCGTCCATTGGTTTCCCCTCCGATAATTGCGAAGCATTCGGCGGCGAATTTATCATATTTCGCAGCCGCTCGATCTCGTCGGCTGCTTCCCTGGTCATGGCCTCGATGTCATCCGGATCAACCGGCGTGATCCGATACGGCCAGCCACGCAGCCTCTCGACAAGGTCGCTCATTGCTCACCGCCTTTCAGGGCGCGGATGCCAGCGGCAAAGTAATTGCCGTCCGCTTTCTCGTTGCCTTCCGCACAGAACCGCGCCGCCTCTTCCAGCGTCTCGTCGCGCGAGGTGCGGACGACACCATCCATCCAGTCGAGCGTGGCCCGCAGCCGCTCGATCTCGTCGGCGGCTTCGTGCAACAGTTCGCCATCGAATGTATGCGAGCCAAAACGGCCACCCCGGTTACGCAACCGCTCAATGATGTCGCTCATCTTCCGGCCCTCCCAATCATGGCGGTCGCCGCGCCTGCGCTTGGCGGCAATGGCGGCCAGGAACGACAGATAGCCGTCAAGCGCGGGGTCGTAGCCGTCGGCGTGCGTGTCGCCGAGAAACTGCGCACCCGGATCCGTGGTTTTCCAGCGGTCGTAGCTCATCCCAGCACCGCCCAGCCGATCAGCGCCCACAAAAGCAGTGACAGGCTGACAGTCCAGAACCCCGCCGTGAGGCTCATAATCGCCTCCGTTTCATTGTTCAGTGATCTCCATTCCCAGTCGTTTCATCCATGCTTTTGTCAGTGGTGGCGGCGCAAACGGTAATATGTTTTCCCCTTTTTCAATGCGATCAGCCATTTGGCGAAGAAAATCTGCCCATTCCGGTGCCGGCCGACTTTCCGCAAGATTGAATTCCAAGTGGATAAAGTACAGCGCCGACGAGACAATCCACGGTGCTGCACCCTGCCTGAGACGATCTTCAACAAACCACAGCAGTGCTCTCATTTCGATATCCGTGGCTTGATCAGTCAGTTTCGCCTCACGGATTTCGTCATTGCTTTGATCGAATTCTCGCGCCAGTTTTTCTTGAGTGAATTTTCGATGACGTTTCACAGCCGCCGCCTCACCTCGTGGAGCGCCTTTATCTGCGCCTCCAGGTACGCAATCGTCGCGTCGATCATGGCGGTGACGGTGGGCTTGTCGGTGGGCGGCATCGGGTCGATCGGCGGCGGGTTGTTCTTGAATGGGGAGGCGCGCAGCTTCGGCACGTCCTTGAAGTCGTGGTCTAAGGCGTCATTGATCTGCTTTGCGAGTTCTTCCATCTGCGTTTTCTCCAGTAGGGGCATGCTTGGCTTTCATGGTTGTGCGTGTCAGCAGCCGCTCGGCGTCCTTGACATCCTGGGCGGTGAGTTTGACCGGCAATTGCGGGCCGGGCGGATCGGGCGGCTTCTCCCGCATGGACCGGCATATGCGGTCGATGTGCTCGCGGGCGAGGAAGGACAGGCGGCCGTAGGGCGAGGGTTTCAATGTTTGAGCCCTCCTGCCATGAGCCGCCAGTATTCGGCCGAGCGGCGATAGTCCTCCGGCTCTGGCTCCTCTTCCTGCTTCATCGTTGAAGCGACGGCATCGACAAGCGCCCGAGTGAGCGAGCCGCCATCACGAGCGAAGCGCGCGAACTCGGGCGAAGTTGGGTCGTTGGCGGTCTCGCGCGGAACGTAGAGCACTTCACTCTCCGTGGGGGGGATTTTCCCGGCTATTGGGGGCGGAAAATCCCCCTTTTGGTTTTGGATAGGCACGCGCGCGCGCGAGAAATCGAACAAGTCATTGTTTTCTTTCGAATTGACATGCCGATCTGAAGCCACTTTTGGCGGATCAGATACGGCATTTTGCGAAACCCTTTTTCTAACGTTTTCAATGGTGCCCAAAAGCCGCTTTTGGGTCAGTTCGTCAGCTCCGGTCAGTCTCAGAAATGGCATCAGCCGCTGTTTCACGCGGCTCCACCGCTTCGGTGCCACGCAGCATATCCGCGCCAGGTCGTGGTCGTCGTTCGGCACCGATCCATTGCGCCTCCACATCGCCATCAAGAGCAGCAAATAGGCGCCGTGCTCTTCAGCCGTCAGATGCGTCGTATCGGCCAAGTAGGCATCGATAAACAACGGCATTGACGGATACTTGCTCATCGTCACCACCCATACGGCCCCCGCCGCTTTGGTTGGTTGCCGTCATGCGGCGTCCGCCAGGACATGCCGCATCGCCGCCTTGCCGATGAATTCCGCATAGGCCGGCGGAATGGCCTGGCTCAATTCGGTCATCGTCATCCAGTCGATGTCCATTGCCGCGCGCGCGTCATCGACTGGAAAAGTCCGGCGCACGCGGTTTCGGATGACGTTCTGTTGCGGGGTATGGCCGGTGACCGTGATGGTTCGGCATCGGTCGCGCCGGTGCCCGGCGCGGTGATGGCACGGCGGCGCGAGCAGCAGAAAAGAGGTTTCGAAATATCGATGCCGGCGCAATTTCGCCCCGCATGGCGTCACGAGATCGAACATCGAGCCGCAGAGCATGATGGTCGATCGCAGCGGCGAGCCAGGCACATTTTCCATCGCATAAGGAACACCGGCGGCGACCAACATGGCACGCGTTTGCGGAATGAAATCAGCGTGTTCTTTGGCGTTCCACATCTTGCGCAATGACGTATGCGCCTGGCACGGCGGCGAGGCCCACACGAAGTCGAAATCGCGCAGGTCGATCGGCGCGGCAAAGACATCCGCGCGAATGAAACGGTCGCCACAATATCGCGGCTGATCGGCTATATCGACGCCGGTGACGTGAAAGCCGGCGCGTTGCAACCCTTTGGCGACGCCGCCCGCACCGCAGAAAAGATCGAGCGCACGCGGCTTTGTCATGCGCTCACCGGCGCCTTCCAGCGCGCCAGCGCATCCGCCACCATGAAGTGCACCGCCTCCTCCTTCGCCGGCGGCAGCCTGGCGGCCTTGCGGCGGGTGAACAGCGAAAGCTGGCTCACGCCCGCGCCCTCCCATAATGGTGCCGGCAGTATGGCCAGCCCTTGTTGTCCACAGCCTCCGCGCAGAACAAAAACCCCCCGGGCACGTCCGGCGCGTCGAGCACCGGCCAGCGGCATTGATTGGCGCGCAGCTTGATCAGCGGCTTGGCCTTGCGGAAGGCCTCTCTTTCCTCCCAGCCGGTCCAGTCGTCATGTAGAATCTCAGCAACGCTTTTCGGCGGCATGGGTGCCTCTGGTTTGGGTTTGGGTTTCGGCTTTGGAAAAGATTTCGTCCGCGGCTTCGGCTGCGGCGGCGCTGCCTGCTTGCCCTGAGCCCGTCGAAGGGTCGGATAGCCGCGGTGCGAAAGGATCTTCTTCAGCTCGGCGTCGCGGTGAATGCGGCCAATGACGGCGTTGCGGGTGATCTTGAAGCGGGCGCCGATCTCCGAGCACGCCAGCCCGGCCAGGATCCACGCCTCGACCTTGCGGCGGTCGGCCTGCGACCACAGCGCGGGCGGACCGGCGGTCATGCGGCCGCCTCCTCAACTTCATTGCCCCATGCATCCCAGCCAGGTCGCGCAGGACCGCGCCGGTTCAGTTCGATTTTGGGAAGATTCGGAAAGTATTGCTCGATCAGTTCAAGGAACTGTTCCGGTTTGGCCGAATGTTCCTTGCGCGCGATCGCCAGCACTGACGCGAACTGATCGCCCATCGCCGGTGCCGGGATGTTGCCTCTGGTGCCAACCAGCAACAACTCATGGCGGTTGCGGAACCAATAGCCGGTGCCGATGTGGACTTTGTCCCAGACGAGGTGCGACTTGTATTCGAAGCCCCAGGCTTCCATGACGCGCAGGGCGTCACAGAGCATCGGAACCGTCGCCCACTCGTACAAAACGCAATCGTCGGCGGCGATCGACGCTACATCGCGCGCCGCGATGATGTCCGTGATGCTGGTCGGATAGTGGTTGTCGGCAGCGCGATCCATACCGGTCTCGCGCGAATAAGGCTCAAAGCGCCATTCAGGATCAGCAACAATGACGCCGTACCGTTTTTTTGGCAGGGCGACGATCTTGCCGGCCAATTCCTGTTCGCGCGCTGCCCGCTTCTCGGCCTTGGTGGGTTTCTGAACGTTTTCGTTCAGCTTCTGAACATCGGCATTGATCGTCGCTGCCGATACCCCGAGCAGCTTTGCCGCCTGGCGTTGGCTCAACCCGCTTTCGATCAGCTTCGTCGCCGTTTTACGCCGCGCCTCGACGGTAAGTCGCAAAGCATCGGCGGTCGTATGGCCGCCCTCGATGCCCCAATCAACCAGATCGCGAACACCAGTCAGGAGCTTCCCGGCAATCTTGGTAAAGGCATCGTCGCTCATGACAGGATGTCCCGCAGTCGCCGCTCGTCGATAAGGGCTTGGGTTAACTGGAGATCGAATTTCTTGTCGTGACCGAATTCGATCTTGGTCATTCCACCCACTCCCCTTTTTTGTTGGCCGCCGCCGGGCGTCTGGGGTAACGGCGACATAAGGCGCCCGGCAGCTTCCTTTCACGCCTTTTGAAAACTCCTGCTTGTCGAAGGCAGAAGCGAGGGATCGGCGTGAAACCCCTATGCGGTCTTGCAACCCGGCGATTCGAAGAACCACGCGTCGTTCCAGGGTATGCCGCGCTCGGCGGCGGCCTGGCGGATCGCCCGCATCTCGTCGAGCGACGGCGACACCCCTTCAAGGTCGTTTTCCCACCGCGAGACGGACGCCTGCGCGACCCCGGCAAGGGAGGCGAATTCGATTTGCGTGACCTGGAAGACGTGCTTCCGAATGTAGCGGAGCGCGTTCATGGCCGTATACTATGCGTGCATACGGCCAATGATGAAAGGCAAAAAATATACAGCTGCAAATTTAACTTTTTTATTCTATGCTGGATATATGGGCGCTATGGATGCAGCCCAAAAATTGCGACGGATTCTCGACCATACCCACTGGAACCAGCAGGAACTGGCCGACCGCCTAGGGGTTTCGCAGCCTACCGTCAACCGCTGGCTGAACCGACGAATCCGCTGGCTGTCGGCGGATCACCGTGATCGCATTGACAATTTATATCGGGAAGTCTTTGGTCCCGCCGAACTGTCGCTATCCGACGCCTATTTCTGGCCGTCTTCGTTGACGCAGCGGATGCTGCTGCTGGAGCCGCAGAAACAGGAGACGATCTTCTCCATCATCGCGCTCGCCATCACGCTCGCCGAACGTCACGATTGAGTTCCGGCAACAAGAGCCTTGAGGCTCTTATGCGGCTACGCACAATTATTTAGATACGCAACACGCTTGACGCCCGTATAATCGCGTAGCACTATACGTGCTTGGTTAATGCTTCCTTGCCGGCCGCGCCCATCCGCCCCCGTCGAGGCACCGCCTGAAAAGCAAAGCCTGCAAACGACCCGCGCACTGGCCGGGCGCCCGATGCGGCTATTGGTCCAGGGAGTTCCGCGTATGGACGCACTGATTTCCAATGAAATGACCGAGGCGGAATATGACCGCCAGCGCGCCGAGCTTAGAGCAACCTATGGCGACAGCGCACGTGAGGCCGGCATTCGCCGCGAGCAGGCACTGGCCCGGCTGTTCCACCAATCCGGCTGGACCCAGGAACACCTGGCCCAGAAGGAGGGCGTGTCACTCGCGGAAGCAAGCCGTAGACTGATCTTCGGGCGGTTTCTTGACTTTTCTCCAATTAGAGAAAGTGCCGAAAACCCCGTTAAAACCCTCACTCAAGGCCGTTTTTTCACTTACTGGCGGCAGACCGACACCATTGGCAACGAGCGCAAGCGCTTCCAGAAGGTGCTCGACCTGATCGCCGCCGATGCCACTATCGAAAAGGCCGGCGCGAGCGATCTGCCCAAAAAGATCATCGACGAATATGGCGACGGCGAATGGCATCTGCTGGCCACCGTCGTCGATTTCCTCGGCGAGGACGAAAAGGTCTGCGCCGCCGCCCTTGAAAAGGTGGCCAAGAACAAGACGTTCCAGTGCAAGGTTGAACGGAAGCCTTATGGCGCATCGTTCAAGTTCGTCATCTATCGCCAGCATGATGCCGTAGGCATCCCCGAGCTGGTGCAGAAACTCGGTCCCATCATCAAGGAACTGGTAGAGGAAGGCAAGAAAGGCCCTGCCCGGATTTCCGGTCAGCAGGTGACCGCACTTGCCGTAAGGCTCCAGCACCTCCTCGATGAATGGCGCGAGTAGCCGGACGTTGATCCTGTGCGTGCGTTCACGTCCGGCTTCCTTCAATTGCCGCACTGTATGGAGTAGGCAATATGTCCGCAACTGTGCCTTTTACGCTGCTTACAGCCACGACCAGCCCGCTTACCTATGAAAAGGCGGTCGAGTTCAACAACATGCAGAAGGCGCCAACCGAACGTGAGCTTCTGCCCAAGCGCCTGAAAGACCTGCGTGAGAAATTTGAGTCCGGTCTTGGCGTCACCTGCCATTGGGCAACCGCCGAACTCGGCGAACAGATCTACCGCATGAATGGCCAGCACTCCGCAAATGTGTTGACCGACATGAATGGTGCCTTCCCGGAAGGCCTGCAGGTCCACATCGACCATTACAAGGTCGAGGACATGGAAGGCTTGGTCTTGCTGTTCCGGCAGTTCGATCCGCGCGAGTCCGGCCGCTCGGCCGGCGATGTCGCCGGTGCTTACCAGGGTCTGGAATCGGATCTGACCGACGTGGCCAAGCCGATCGCCAAACTGTCGATTGAGGGTATCGCCTGGCATAACGAAAACGTCGAAGGCCTGCCGGCGCTGAAAGGCGACGACAAGTATACGCTGTTCCACAACAAGACTTATCATCCGTTCCTTGTGTGGACGAATGGCCTGTTCGGCATCAAGACGCCGGAACTGCGTCGCGCCCAGATTCTGGCCGCCATGTACGGCACCTGGCGCATCAATGGGCCGGAGGCCGAAAAGTTCTGGGATGAGGTCGCCCGCGGCGGGATCCAGAATGACGACGATGCGCCGTCGAGCAAGCTCGATGCCTGGCTGGAAGGTCTGAAAGCCGCACCGCAGGGTCACAAGGTCAAGCCAGCGCATTTCTATCAGGCGTCGATCTTCGCCTGGAACGCCTTCCGCCGCGGCGAGAAGGTCAAGACGATCAAGCATGACACCAGCAAGGGTTTCCTCGCGATCGTCGAGTAAATCCGGTTCCCGGCGGCAGGCGTCTTCTGCCGCCGGTCTTTTTGTTCCGTAAAGCGTTCACCCGCGTAGAAGGGTAAAACCATGTTCCCGTGTGAAAAGAACCTCGAAAGAGGATTGATGTTGCTTGGCGCACCCACCGAAATTCGCGATTTGCTGCAGCGCGGTGGCGTTGTCGTCACGCCTTGCATGTGCTGCGGCAATGGCCATCTGCTTGCCATCCGCCAGCATGGCTTGAGGTTCGAGGTGACAACCGTCACGAGGCATTGAATGACAGCATCACGTCCCACCCTTGCCGAGCTGCGCGCCCGCCTGGCCGACGCCGAGGACGAATACGGGCGCTGCCAGTATATCGACCACTGGCCTTCGGCGCTGGCCTGCCGCGACAGATGGCGCAGCACGATCGACCGGCTGACAGCGGAAATCACCCGCATCGAAAGCGAGGACGACAGCCGCGCCGACCGCATGGCCGGGTTGTGGAAGGCCGGAAGGACCGACGAAGGTGATTGAGCAGCGCGCCATCACCAGCCGCGAGACGTGGCTTTCCTGGCGCAAGTCCTTCCTCGGCGCCAGCGAAATCGCCGCAGCGGCCGGGCTGGATCCGTGGCGCAGCCGGCTGCACCTCTTCATGGAAAAGACCGGGCAGATCGACGGCCAGGCTTCCAATGATGCGATGGAGCGCGGGCTGCTGCTCGAGGTCGCGGCAATCGGCGCTTTCCGCAAGGAACACCCCGAACACGAGATCATCCAGCCCAACGTTTTCGTTTGCGACACCGAGGCAAAGCTGTCCTGCACGCCGGACGCCTGGATCACCAACGACGAGAGCGGCAAGCGCATCAACGTCCAGATCAAGTGCACCAGCCCGGCCAGCTTTGAAAAATGGAACGGCGCCGTCCCGGTCTATTACCAGCTTCAATGCTGCTGCGAGGCGATGCTGGCCGACTGCGCCGGCTCGATCCTTGCCGTGTTCCTGGTCGACAGCTGGTCGGCGCGCATGCGCTATTTTTCGATCCCGCGCCACCCGGCCGCCGAGGAGCGCATCCGCGCCCTTGCCGCTGAGTTCTGGCGCGACATCGAGGCAGGCCATATGCCGCCGCCAGACTATGCCAGAGATGCCGAGCTGGTGACAAAACTGTTTCCGCCGCGCCCCGACGTGCCGGTGATCGACCTTTCGGAGGACAACCGGCTCGGCCAGGCATTGGAGCGGCGCGCCCGGCGAAAGGCCTACATCAAGGCGGCGGAAGATTGGTGCAAGTCGGTCGAGGCCGAGCTGATCCATAAGCTCGCCGGCGCCGAACGTGCCACGCTGCCGGGCTGGCGCATTTCGCACAAAATGCAGCACCGGCAAGGCTACCAGGTCGCAGCCAGGGATGCGGCGGTGCTCAGGATTGCAAGGGAGAAGGAAGGATGACCGGCACATCGCTCATCACCCGGATGGCCGAACGGCGCCATCTCGATACGCAGCAATTTTATGACACGATCAAAAATACCGTGATGCCGAAGGCCGCGACGAAGGACCAGCTCGCCGCCTTCCTCATGGTCGCCGATCGTTATCAGCTCGATCCTCTGGCAAAGGAAATCTACGCCTTTCCGGGCAAGGGCGGCGGCATCACGCCGGTGGTCAGCGTGGACGGCTGGATCAACCTGGTGAACTCTCACCCACAGAGCAATGGTTTTGAGTTTTCCTATACCCAGGACAGCGAGGGAAAGCTCGCGTCCGTCACTTGTAGAATGTTCAGAAAAGATCGCGACCATCCCACCGTCGTGACCGAACTACTGCGCGAAAACTGGCGTGACACCGATCCCTGGCGGCAGATGCCGAGCCGCATGTTGAGGCACAAAGCATTCAAGGAAGCTGCCAGGTATTGTTATGGCTTCGCCGGCATCACCGACGAGGACGAGGCCCGCGACATCGTGCGCGGCATCAACGCCGAGCACAGCCAAGCGGTGATCGTGCATGACCTTGACGCCTTTGCCGAAGGCCGGATCGGCAATCCTTCGACAGAAGATGTTCAGGACATGGGAGACTCGCCGGTTTCCGAAGCGCTAGCCGGCGAGGAAGGCGGCGGCGGTTCTCCTCAACGGCAACAGGCCGCCGCCGCTGATCGCCTGGAAAACCTGCCATGAACCTCGATCTGGACGCCCTCGCGCTATCGGTCGACACCACCGAGCTGACGGGGAAGATCTCGCTGGAACTGGCGGACAAGGATCCCCGGGTGCAGGCATTGGTGCTGGCCGATCTTGTCTCGATTCACCTCTGCGGCTTTCCGCGATCGGCGCGCAAGGACATGCTGGGCATCCTGGTTGTGATGATCAATGACATGGTGCCCATCAACGAAGCGCGCATTTACGACGGCCTCGGCCATCCGCAGGACAGGAATTGATGACCCTTCGCCAGGACGCCATCGCCTATCCGCCGCGCGGGCTTAGCCGCGAGGAAGCGGCGCGTTATGTCGGCGTCGGTACCACGAAGTTCGACGAGCTGGTCGGCGACCGTCGCATGCCGAAGCCGCGCCGCATCGACGGCCGCACCGTGTGGGACCGCGTCGAACTCGACATCGCCTTTAGCGAGCTGCCGCACGAAGGCCAGCGCAATTTCTTCGATCGGGCGTCTTGAATAGTACGGCATAGCGTGCCATGTTATGTCCCGTCAGCCTTACGGGAGCGCTTGCCAATGCCCATAACCCTACCACAGACAGATCGGATTTTGCGCGGCCCGGCGTCCGCCGCCAAGCTCGGCATCTCGCCGCGCCAGTTCCTTCGCGAAGTGGAAAAGGGGAACATCCCGGCAGGTATCCGGATCTCTGAAGGAGTCACCGGCTGGCGCGAAAGCACGCTGGACCGGGTGATCGCCGACCGCGAGCGTGGGCGGATGAGGACCGAACATGACTGACGCCATCACCCGCGATGATCTAAACGTCGCGCTTGCCGAGCTTCGTAAAGACATCGGCCGCGACATCGAATTGGCCGGCGAAAAGCTGCGCTCCGAATTCCGCGCCGATACGGTCACGCATGTGCGCTGGCTGGCCGGGCTGTTCATCGTCCAGTTCATCGCCACCGTCGGCGCCACGACCGGGCTGGTGTCCATCCTGATCAATAACGCGAGGTTGCCATGACGAAAGAAGTGTTGGCCAAGATCCTGGAGCACCTCACAAACATCGAGGCCAGTCTCGACAGGATCGAGAAAACACTGATCGCCATGCGCGCCGAGATCAACCGCATCATCGCCCTGGAGCGGAAGAAATGAAACATCCCGATTATCCCGGCGTCTCGTCATTCAAGGATAATCGCGGCATCATCCGCTGGCGCTTCCGCAAGACTGGACTGAAACCTTGTTACCTGCCCGGCGAGCCGCATTCACGCGAGTTCGATGCAATCTATCAGGCCGCAATTGAAGGCCGCGCCGTTCGGCAAGCACCAATCATCAAGATGCCTGGCGCTGCATATCCAACCTCGCTCAATGCGGCCTGGTGCAAATTGCAGGAAACCGCCAAGTGGAAAAAGTTGGATCGGGAAAGTCAGTCTCTTTACGCGCGCTATGTTGAGGAATTCCTGCGTCGGCCGATCGGCTCGATGACGGCCGGAGATGGGCCGGTCGCTGATCTTCGGCCACGCCATATTGCCGCCGCGATGGACGACCTGGCGGATAAGCCGCACAAAGCCAAGCTGCTTTTGATCGGACTGAAAAAGCTGATGAAAGTAGCGATCTTGCAGGAATGGATTGAATACGATCCAACCTACGGCATTGAACCGCCGGACACCACCACGGATGGACATCTGGCCTGGCCGGCGCATATCTGCGCCAAATTCGAATTGCGCTGGCCAATTGGAACGCAAGCTCGCACCGCCTATGCGCTGGCCTTGTGGATGGGCAATCGGCGCAGCGATATTGCACTGTTGCGCTGGGATCAACTGACGACACGGATCATAGCATCTGAGGATGGATTGCGGCGCTCTGTTGAGGGATTCGCCTTCATTCAGTTCAAGGGACGCAATCGCAAGGGAACGGGCGAAATCTTCATTCCGATCACGCCAATGCTGGCGGAATCGCTGGCGCCATTGCCGCGAGGTACCGAGACCGTACTGACGCGCCAGGATGGTCAACCATACAATTACAAGTCGCTGACTGCGATGATGTGGCACTGGCGCAAGGCTGCCAGCATTGAAGGTAAGTATTCACTGCATGGCTTGCGCAAGGCGCTCGGCGGCATGCTCGCCGATGCCGAAGCTACCGGCCATCAATCCAAGGATGTTCTCGGCCATCGATCGATGGCTGAAGTCGACCGCTATTCTCGCTCCCGCAATCGCGCGGCTGGCTCGGTCACGGGAATGGAAAAAGTTGTCAAGCTGGTGCGTGGGTGATGAATACAATCGCGGAAGAGATACCTATCCATCCAGATTATCCTAATGCCGTCCCGTTTCGCATGCTCGGTCGCCGTATCCATTGGCGTCGGCGTAACTTTCAATTTGATGATGGAAGCTGGTCCTACAATGATTTACCCGGCAAGCCAGGCGATAGGAAATTTCACATTCGCTATCACGGACTGGAATATGCTCAGAAAGCTCATCCGATTCCGACAAAACCGATCTGGCGCCCAGTCACCGATCAGGAACACTTCATTGACAACCTGGTGAGAAAGGCCAAGGAACGATCAAGACGAAGCGGTCGCCGGTTCGATATCGATTCTCGATGGGTAATCGAACAATGCGCCAAGCAAGGTTGGTGTTGCGCGCTCACCGGCGTCAACTTTCAATTTGAGACTGATCATCGTCGCTGGTGTCTCTACGCCCCAAGCATGGACCGCATGGATCCTAACATGGGCTATACGAAGGACAACGTTCGTATTGTCCTGCTCGGACTCAACATTGCGTTAAACGATTTTGGCCTGGAGTTTTTTGACAAGCTCGCCGCCGCAAGATTGGCGTGGAAGGCCGGAAACCAGGGCAATGGCTAGCATGGCTAGCGGGTTGGCTAGCAATCCATATTCCATCAATCATAACAAATGTTTGAACTTAACCATTGGGTAAGGTTAACTCTTTACTATAATTGATAAAAATTATCAGCTAGCCAATTTCGTTTCTCCATGCGTTCCAGTCTATTTGGCTAGCCGTTAAGGCACCGTGACCGGCACGCCGGCGAGTTGCAACAGAAGCAGGATGACGATGATCGCCGCTATGACCACCACCACGATCTTGATGATCCTGCCCAGCGGCTCGCCGATCGGGATGGTGTCCACCGCCCAGTTGACGACGGCGACCACCAGCGCCAGCACCAGCAGGTAGATCAGGATGTTGACCAAGGCGGCGATGGTGATCATCTGGAATTCTCCTCTATCTGAAGATACCCGCACGCCCCGATGAGCGATTCGAACAGCACCTGGCGGCGGTCCTCGGCCTTCTGCATGGCGAAATAGGTGAGCACCGCGAACAGCGCCGCCAGCAGGATCGCCGCCAGGCAGTTCGGCGAATTCCTGAACGCCTCGGCGACCCGGCCGCCAGCTTCGGACAGCGTCATGCCTGCTTCGGCCGGATCGACAGCGCGATGTAGCCGCTGCCGACATTCGGCGAGAAACTCGCGGTGACGCCGTAGCCGCCGGCCGTGGCCGCCGCCTTGCGGAAGGCGGCGAAGCCGCGCGCGCCGCTGGTGGCCGACGAGACCGTGGCGTCCACGCCCGACATCGACGGCACCTGCGAGCCGTAGGCTTCCGAGCAGCCGATGATGAGTTCGTTGGTGCCGGCCGTGGTTTCGGTGTGGCTGTAGGATGCCGCCGAGGCGGTATCGAACACCGCGAACAGGCCATCAAGGAAGGTCGTGACTGCTGCCGCCGAGGAGCTGGTGACGGTCATGAAATTGGCGATCTCGAAGATGACCAGCACGCCGGTGCCACCGGCGCCGAAAGAAGTCGGCGTCTGGGTGGCGCTCTCGGACGCGCCGGCAACCTTGTAATAGACCGAGTTACCGTCCTGACTGGCCGCGTTCTGGGTGAAATGCTGGGTCCAGCCGGTCGCGGCCGCCGGGCTGTTGTTGAAGTGGAATTGCAGCGCCACCAAAAGGTTGCCGGAAGTCGGCGCGGCGTCCAGCGTGATCGAGCCGCCCTGCGTGGCGACGCCCTTGGCCTGCACCACGGTCGGCGCCGTCTCGGCGGTGATCGGCGCGAATGCGGCCGCCACCAGCCCGCGATTGGTGTTGGTGTTGGTGGCGCTGATGGACAGCGGCGAGGATACGCCGACCGCCGACAGCTTGGCCGCCGTCTGCTGCGCCGGGTTGGTGATGTCCTGCACCGCGTCGACCTCTTCGGTCAGCCCCGTCCAGGTAAAGCCGGCATTGGTGCCGGCCGCGCCCAGCGCCGCGCCGACGATGCCGCACGGATCGGGAATGGTGAGGCTGACGGTGGCCGTGCCGGTGGCGTCGTTGCTGACGAATTCAACCGATGCCAGCCCGACCGGCGTGCCGGTATGGGAGAACACCGAGATGCCGGCCGAGCTGACGGCGCCGGATCCGGTGACGGCAATGTTGGCCGTGGTGCTGGCCGGCCACGGCAAGTAGGCGATCGCCACGGCGGAAAGCCCCGCCGGCGCGGCCTGCAATGGCGCAAGGTGCATGCGGTTGCCGTCGAGCGTGACGCTGGTGACGGTGACAGCCGCCGCGCTGCGGCGCAGCGTGACGCCGACAATGACCATGCGGTCGGACGAGGCCGCGCCGATCGAGGTGCCGTTGAACGCGGTGGAAACGGTGGAGGTCGCCGAGGTGACGAAGACAAGCGTGCCGGCGGCCGGAGCGGCGGCCGCGAACCGGTACGGATCGACAAGAAAAGTCATGTCCGGGTGCCGATCAGCATGATCTTCAGCCCCTTGGCCGTGCCGTCGCCCACCGCGTCGATGTCCACGCTGATCTCGGCATCGTCGGCCAACGTGGCATCGGAAATCACGGCGGGCGCCGCCGCCGTGGTGGATGTCTTTTCGGTGTTGTCGATCGTCAGTTTTGTCGACAGGATCGAGGCGCCGCCCTCGTTGATGTCCACGGTGAACGTTGAGCCGGAGGCCTGCGCCACCGTCAGCGAGGCGCGCACACCGGTCAGCGTCACGGCGTCCGGCATGCGGAACGTCACCTTGCCGGCGCCGCCGGTCAGCGCCGTGGCCTCGTCCGAGCACGCCACCACCATCTCGAAGGCGGCGGCGGCGGATGCCCCGGTATCGTAGCCGACACCCGACAGAACCCAGGTGTTGGGATTGGCCCGCTTCTCAAGCCACGCCTCTTCATGCTGCCGCACCGTCAGCACGGAATTCAAACTGTTGATGGTGACGCCGGGTCCGGGTGCCACGGTCAAGAGGCCAGCGCCCAGGTTGAGCAGCTTGATGGTCGTGTTGACGGCCGAGTTGACGCTGGATTGCGGCGCCACCGTCATCGTCTTGGCGCCGGCGTTGGTGAACTCCAGCCGCTTGCCGCCGTCATTGGCGCCGTGCGTGTAGGTCGTGCCGCTGATGGTCTTGCCGATGAAGACCTGTTGCGGCGTGGCCATCGCCTGGAAGTTGATGGCGGTCGTGCCGATGGTGACCGCGCTCTGGTTGGTGCAGAAGAACACCTGGTCGCCGTTGGCCGTGCCGCGTTCGACGTAGACCATCATGCCCGGCGTGATGTCGGGGTCCACGTCGGCATCGGCCGCGCGCGCCCAGGCCCCGGCCGCCGAGACATAGATGCCATTCTGCGAACCGGTGCTCTGGTTCTTCACCAGCACGCGGGATGCCGCCGTGACAACGCCGTCGATCGTCTGTTCGCCCGACAGCGTGATGTTGGCGGTGGTGGCGACGGCGACGCTGTCCTTGAAATCGGTTGGCGCGGTCGGCGACGTGCCGCCGCCTATGACGTTGAACTTAACCTGGCCGGCGGTCGACCAGTCGGCGGTTATCGTGGCGCTGTCGGTGACCACCCGTTCGGCGCTCAAGGCGGCATCGGCGGTCCTGACCAGATAGTCGGCGCCGCCGGGCGCCCCGCCCGTCGAGCCGTAAAGCTCGGTGAAATTGTCGTTCGTCTTGGCGAACGCGTCGCGGATCGGGTCGCCGGTGCCGTCGTTGGGCGCCGCGCCGATGTCGATGAGTTGCTGTGCCATTTATTCAGCTTTCGTCCGCGAAGTGAAGGATGGTGTCGGCGGTGAGCGTGGAAGTGTCCACCGTCGCCGGAGCGAATGACTTGTAGCCGCGCGCCTCGTAGCCTCGGCCCTCGACCGGCCGGTCCTGGCCGGCGACGAGGATCGGCAGCGCGCTCATCATGAAAACGCGGAAATGCAGGTCGGACGGTGGATCCGCGCCGAAGTCGGCCACCACGTCGGCCGTCGCGTAATGAACGCTGTTGGTCGTCGAGGTCAGCGTACGCAACCAGGTCGTGCCATCGGTGTCGTAGATGTCGATCTCGAATTCCAGCGCCGCCTCGCCGAAGTTGGCCGGGTTCAGTCCCTCCGCGATGCGCGAGCGGTAATCCCACGAAATGTCGATGCCGTCCGGCGTGGCCTCCGCCGCGTCGAGGTTGAGACAGGCGTAGGGCGTCTCGGCGGTGCCGGTGATGACGTGCGGCAGGATCGGCGCGGCGGCCGGGTTCTGCCCGTTGCCGACAGCCCGGTAATACAGCGTCTCGCCAAGGTCATCGACCGGGTGGAGCATGCTCCTGACCCACGGGAAGTTCACCAGCACGAACAGGTCGCCGACCTCGTGTGTGCCGCAGAACACTTCGGAGCCGCGATAGCCGCGCCGGGAAAAGCCGGACAGCGTATACGTGCCGTCGCCATTGTCGGTGACATCCTTGAAGCCCACCCACTCCCAGCGGCCGGGGGCGCCGATATAGGCATTGTTGCGGCCGGAAAGCACCTCGGCCTCGGTGCGGTCGAAAAGCATGCCGGGGCGCGCGTCGCGGATGGTCACGGTGGAATCGTCGTCGAGCGCGAACGGATCGACCGGCGCGGCCAGCACCGTCGTGCAAACACCGGTGACGCCCTGGTGCGGCGACTGGTTATAAATGGCGCCCAGCGCGGTGGGCAGCGGACCGCGGTCGAGCCGGGCGCCGGACCATAGAAGCTCTTGGCTGCGCGGCCCGAGGAACCCGTATTGCACCAGCGCGGCGCCGTCCTGGTCGTGCGCGTACTGCAACAGCGGCACGTCGAGGTGGATGTATCGCGAGGCCAGGTAGACGGCGCGCCACACCGGCACGGCGTTGGAGACGCTGGTGATGGTGGTCTCGGCCTCGGTCTGGAAATCGCGCGCCGAGATCTCCACGCCCATCGAGCGCAAGTCGATGCCGATGCCTTCAATGCGCGTGGTGTAGGTGATGGTGCCGGACGGCACCGACACGATGTCGCCGGGCAGAAGCACGCAATGCTCCGGCGCCGCGATCCAGTCATGCACCCGCCGCTTTTCCTGGTACTCGAAGAACTTTTCGGTGAC